GGTTAAATGTGTATCCATATTCAACTCCTATTTCTAAATAAGAATCCGTTGCCCTTGTTAGTTTATTAATAACTGAATGTCGGTCATTGAATGGCGTATTATATTTTGGACGTTCCATGTTTACATTATCAATCATCTCATATTTTTCAGTGGACGAATACAACATTTTAAAATAATTTACTAGCTCTTCTCTGGATGCACCAACAAGACCATAACATTTCATTCTATCTAATTTCAAGTAGTCTAATCTTGAGCACAAATAGTCGGTTGTGCAATCATTGTCTAACAAGATGAAATCATATTTTTTAGTTTCATACATTTCTCTAATTCTATCTAAATTATTTATTAGATTATCGAAACAAATGATACAAATCTGTGTATCATAATCCGGATTAACTAACACATTGCAATATTTGTGAGTATATGTTTCTGTATCTCTCGTCCAAATTTTGCTGTTATTCATACTATAGCTTTCATCTTCATGTGCGTCTAATACCTTCATTTTTTCATTAATTTTAAAAACATCGTAATAAATAGGACTAATATAATGTGGACCGATTCGATTTATTTCACCATTTCGTATTAGAGAGAAGTTGCTTTCACCCTCATTCATATATTGTATGTAACCCAATTTATGAATTTTAGCCATTTTGTATGACGGCGAAATAGCGGTTCTTAATAAAATCTCATAGTCATCGCAAATGTGTAAATATTCACAATAATTGCCTAATTCTAACAAGAACTCACGGCGCCATATTCTTGGATGATTTGGACAACAAACTAAATGAGTTAGTGTAATATTATTGATGTTAGGTGTGATATATACCAATCTCCATTTATCATTGTGTTTTGATGCATAATATCCCCCATATCCTTTGCATATAAAATCACCATACCATTGATTTTCACCTGACTCGTAAATGCATGCACAATCCATATAAATAAATCCAACATCGCTTCGACTTTTAAATAAATCAGTTGCATCTTGCAAGACGCTAGGCAGCAATTCATCGTCGTGGTCCATTTCTAATAAATATTTGCCTCGACATAAACCTATAGTTTCATTTTTAACATTTCCAATGCTACCGTTATTTTGTGAACGCCTATAAAAGCGAATGCGACTATCTTGACTAAATTGTTTCCTTAGAAATTGAAAATGTTCATCATCCGGCGAATCATCGATAATTACCCATTCCCAATCTTTCAATGTTTGCGCCTTCAAACTTTCGTAAACTCGCATTATTTTATGATATGAGTTGAAAGAGGGCGTGAAAAGGGAAAATGTGGGTCTCAAATATTCTCTATTAATAGAGCAATTGGTTATGTAATTTACATTTATATATTCATTAAATGCATTTATATCTGTAATTTCAGTTAGATGAAAACGTCTATTCTCTAACATGGTTTCCGATATAATTTGTAACAAACCTTCTTCATATTCTTTTTCTGATGGTCCATAAGTAATTAATAAATGATAATTAGAATCATATAATTTTTTAACTTTTTCAAATTTGTTAGTTATATAGACGCTGCATTGTAGTGCTGCAGCATTTTTGGTAAAAAAATCATCGATTTCCTTGTATTTGTCTAGACGAAAAAATAGAATAAACGGAAATTTCATTTGGTATATTTATATTGAACAATGCATTTTTAAATGATTATTTGAATAAATTAATTATTCAAATAATTTTACAATTTATAATTTTATATTTTATTAAAATTCAGGCGTATGTTTCTTGAATATGCATCCATGAGGAATTAATCCATTTACTTCTGAAGTGATTATAGCTGGGTTTTGATTATTGCAATCCGTCATCCAAACCTTAATGATGCAGAAATTCTTTTTGGGAGAAATGGTTATTCCCGTAACACAATTAACAAATGAAGCATCGTTGCTGATTGTTTCGCCGGCTAACACATAATTCAAGTCCCTCCAAACATCACATACAATTTTATTTGAAACTTTATATGAAAAGCAACCACCGTTTCTATTTTTTGGGTCTTCCCACATAGGCGAAATGCCATCTTTCATAACAAATAGCATGCAGGCCTTTATCAATGGGTCTGGGGTTGTTTCGGTGATTGCAATAACATCTTCAAGGGTTTTAAATTGCTGCACTAATTTATAGCTTTTAACGCTCCAATCAGAGTCTTGCGGCAAATGAGCCCATAAATTCCATTTATATTTTAACGGATGAGCTTGGGCTGAAGTTATGCTACTTCCTGAGGTATTACTTAATGATTTCATTGTTATTTCTGTATGGGGAGTAACCATTATAGATATAATACTTCAATTTTTTTAAATTATTTTATAATATTAATTAATATAATTTAAAGCATGCATTTATTTTAATTGTTTTAATTAATTTGTTTCATTTTCTTCCGTTGTTTCTTTTTTGTCCTTTGGTTCCTTTTCTTCCTGTATTTTGTAACCATTTTTTTCGATAATAATGGATTGTTCTGCATTCAAATTTAACATATTTACATCTTGGTCCATTAATTCTAAACAATATGATGCCATGTGCTCTTCTTTATATATAAAAGGGATTTTTAAAATATGATTAATATAATACTGAATAAAATCTTTATTAATCTCATTGTCTACCACATAAAAATTAAAGTCGTCTGTTTTTAGATTGATTTGATGCCTAACATCATTGTAATTTAAATATAAAGCAATGAATACAACTTCGGAAGATTCGAAACTATCTTCTGAATTTATATTCTTTAAGTCGTATATTATTCGTTTTTTCGAAATATCAGAAATTAAATTTGTTTTAATAAGAATTTTATTTTGCAATTCATCTAAACTACTAAATTCAGTTTCATCGATTTCTTGAATTTTATTTGTGTCGATGCTAAATAATTCATCTTTAATCAATCCGTTTTCCTTTTTGAATTGGTCATAATAAATGGATACATACTTGTAGGCTTTGTTGAAATAAATCTGACAAAAGCTAAAACAATATATAGCATTGTATGCTACTGATAATAATTTATTTTTTAAAAAACTATATAGCTGTGGATTATATAATATTATTTTATATAATGCAATTGTTAAACACATGTATATAAATCTTGTTAACATCATAATCATACATTTAATATGCATAAATTTTTAAATTGTTTTACTTATTTTTATTTTATTTTTCTTTTTTATATTTATTCATATTGTGGGTCAGATGAACCAGAAGGAGCTGTATTATAATTATCACTAGTTTCTGCAGGTGTTTCGGAATAAGATGTGTCTACATATACTCTTTTTACTGTGGTATTGGTCAAAGGTTTGGACGAAGAATAAATTAGATTTCCTGTATTTTCTTCGTTATTTTCATCACAATCATCGCATTTAAAATTGAGTTTTCCAGTTGCTGCATCTAACCCAAAAACATATAAAAGTATTGCAACTATGACAGACATAAAAATAAATGGAATAAAAACGATTATCCATGATACTATAGACATGCCTGATTGACACAATGCATTCAGCAAAAAAGTAATAATAATCATTACAATAAATTTAAAAAAAGCGGTATTATATAATCCTTTAAAAGTATCAATGACCACCTGGGTTAATGAAAAAGCGATATAAATTAATGCTGGAGGACATAAATTAAACATTTACTTATATTATATTACGAAAAAATTGGTTCACCGTCTTTTATAATTCCTACCTTTTTCCCCACTTCCCCATCTTTATCTACTGCATATAAAATACCGTTTTCTTCATCTGTTGCGTAATAAGTTACATCGTCAATTTCAATCTCAAATACCTCTTCATCACCGCCTTCTTCTTCTTCTTCGGTTGCAACTTCTTCTTCAGAAACATCTTCTTCTGAAACTGGTTCCTCATCTTCTAAAACTGGTTCCTCTTTTTCTTCTGAAACTGCTACATCTTCTACTGAAGGTTCTTCAGAAACTGGTTCTACTGCTTCTTCCTCTACTTCTTCTAAAACATCTGTTTCTACGTCTATATCCTCTACTTCGGATTCCAAAACATCTGTTTCTTCTTCTAAAACATCTGTTTCTTCTTCTAAAACATCTGTTTCTTCTTCTAAAACATCTGTTTCTAAGTCATTCGAATCTTCAAAAACATCTTCTGTTTCTAAGGCACCCGAAACCGAATCCAAATCCGAAACACTCATCGTGATATTTTGTCTTTCTTTTATTGGTTCCTCCGTCTTTTTTGGTAAAAACTCAGGAAATGATGTTAGCTTTAGTTGGGTTTTATCTTCTACCGCTACATGTTCGGGTGAACTTATATTTGTATTCTGAATCAGCGCAAACAAATCATCCATTTTTTCTTCTAACTTATGCAATCTCAAATTATATTTTTCTAAAAGACTATTTGTTTCAGTGTTATCAACAATTGGTTCCGTATTTTTAACGCAATTGCAACAAGAAGTTTGTTTAGTTAATTCATGAATTAAGTCATTATTTAAAGTCGTCTTGGTTAATTGTTGTATCACATTATTTAATTGTTCAAGAGCGACCATTTGCATTAATTTATCTAGGTTATGGGACATATCTATGGGTATAATATATTATATTAAGATTCGTTTAATATAGTTTAAAAAATATTTAACGTAAATATATAGAAATCATGACAGAAAAATACGTGAAGGATATTATGACGCAAACAAATTACAGCGAGGAAGTTGCCAGAGAAAAATTAGCCTTGTTTAACAATGATTTTATGAAGGTATTGAAAGATTACATGGGAATACAAGATAATCAAAAACCAAAGCAAATTAAATCGGTCAATCAAGAAATATATAAACAGATACGACATAATTTAGATAAATCAATGAAAGATTACAGAGAAAAAAATCCAGTAAATGTCGACCAGGTCATTACTAATTTGCAAGAATCTGAAGAACGAGAACGAGATAAACAAAGATAAACAATTTATTATTTTAATTATATTTCATTAATATATGAAACATAATCATCGTGTAACTAACAAAAATAAATTGGAAAGAAATAAAAACAATTGCAAAACTAAAAAAAGAAAAAGAACCCGAAAAATGCCCGAATTAAAAGAGAATTTTTATTACTACATAAATCATAAATGGAAGTCT